ACGGCGCTCGTGTAACCATTCCGGCGATCGGCAAACTGGTCCAGAAAGGGAGCAATGGGGCGGTTGGAGTTTCGGACGGCGGGACCGGGGCAACGAATGCCGCTGACGCTCGCACAAACCTCGGTTTAGGAAGTAGCGCGACTAAGAACGTCGGAACGGCAGTGGGAAATGTTATGGAGGTGGGCGCGTTTGGGTTCGGAGGCAAAGGAAACTCATTCAACGCAGATACAGTTGCTGAGGTATGGGCAAACCTCATGGATAAAGGTTCTCGTGTATTTCGTAACAACAAAACTGTTAACTCACAAACATCTTATGCTGCATCGCTATATTTTGCAGCTGAAGATACGCATGCGATCATCAGCGTTGCTTACGGAACTGGGGTGGTGGGGGTCTTGGCAAGAAACACCTCAGGAACCTCCGCAACCTCAACCTTTAACATGCTTTACGGCACAGCCAACACGACCCGCGCCAGCGACGGTACATTGAAAGCTGCATCGCCAGTGGTGGCGATATTCTCGGATGGCTCATACCGGACGAATGACGAATCGGAGGGCTGCACTGTAACCCGTTTGGCCACCGGCCAATATCTGGTTGAAGGATGTCAGGGGCTGAACTCAGATGCAGCATGGGGCGGCATCGATGGCGGTTTTGACATCCCAACCGATCGCAACAAGCAACCGCTTATCTGGCTGGATTATGAGGTTAACGCCGATGGATCTTTACTGTTGAAAACCTATCACCGTACTCACCCTGATGCGCCAGCGTTCGCCAGGAACGAAATAGACGGCGTAAGTGACGGTGATCCGGTCGACATCCCGCGTGACCAGTTTGTGTCCGTTCGTGTCGAAATGCCTGCTGATTCTTTATACAACCAAAAAATTAGAGCAGCAGAGCTGGCCATGACTGCTGATGCGGGTGAATAAAGGTCGGTTTGGTAGACAGCAATGGTGTCATCCCATTAGAACTGGGAGGAACAGGTGCAAAGACTGCCAGTTCTGCACTCTCAAACCTTGGCGCGCTGGGCTTGAGCGGAGGTACATTAACGAATGCTCTGAATATCGCAGGTATCGCTGGCAACCCTTACGCTTTTACCGTTGAAGGACTTTCAACGGTGGGTAGTGTATGGGCTCATACGGTGATGGTTAACGGTACTCCTCGCTTCAGGGCAGGTGTTGCAGGCATTGGTGGTGCCGTCTCTTACCAAATCGCAGGAAGAAATAATGGCACCGATGCATTCTCAACAATGCTGTCTGTGAAGCCAGGCTCAGTTGTTTACACTTCTGAAAATACCACTAAATCCTCCGATGGCACGCTGAAAGCAGCTTCGCCGGTGGCCAGAATCGTGAAATCTCAGAACGAGAATCAGCGCACCGATATTGATGAAAATGATTTTATCTGGTGCGGCTGCGGTACTGCGAACACCGAAGCTGAAGGAATCAAAATTTCCCGGGTCGATGTTGGTGTTTATGTGCTGACAGGTTCGGCAGGCCTGGCGTCAGAGGGATGGCAGTTACTGCCGCCAATGGACCCTGTCGGCATGGGGGAACTGGGTGTAGTTGAGGCAGAGCAAACCGAAAACGGAGGACTGACTATCCGCCTGTTTAAGCGAAAATACCTGCTAGGCGATGACGGGGAGATCGTCAAAACGAAAGGGGAACCGATGGACGTGCCAGCGAACAGCTGGATCGATGTTCGCCTGGATATGCCTGATGATTCTGCCTTTAATCAGCGGATGAGTCAGGGACTTGAGCCATAGCCGCACGTTGATTCCAGATACTGTTTTGCGGCATCTCTACACGGACACTGACAAACTGATCGGCCGGAATGTCGGCCGCTTCGCCATCTGCGAGACCTTCCCGGGAGTTCCTCGCAAATATCGGTGCCGTCGAGTATTCCCGGTGGAATGTTTTCACGAGCACTGACCCGTCGGCATTTACCTCATAGTCAAGCCAGATCAGGGCCTGCCCGTTGCGATCTTTAGGAATATCAAAACCGCCATCAATCCCACCCCACGCCGCATCAGAGTTCATACCCATGCAGCCCTCGATCAGATACTCTCCGGCTTTCATACGAGTTACAGAACAGCCTTCTGATTCGTCATTAGTTTCAAACGAACCGTCTGCAAAAAGCTTAACTACTGGGGATGCTGCCTTAAGCGTACCGTCGCTGGCTTTCGTGGTGTTCTGCGTTGAATAAAGAGTATGCGTAGTAGAAAAACCAACGTTAGTTAGCCCGGAAACAGTGCCGTTTCCCTGGCGATATTTAAGCCCCTGAGACGTTGATGCTAACTGCCATGAAGTGTATCCGCCCCCAGTTGCATCATGCCAACCGCGCAGCGTTAACATGCCAGTGTAAACATCTACACCGCTTCCCCCGCCCCAGGCATTCGCTCCCAGCTGGATGCCGAAAGACATTCCGAGCGGGTATTGAGTAATCAGATCATACGAAGCGAGTGGCCGGAAATCACGATGAACCTGGGCCATAACAGCGGCTCCGTTTATGTACGATGACACCGGGGCAAACTGACTATCAACGTCTCGTGTAGCGCTGTTTCCCAAACCGACGTTTTATAGATTGCCCTGCGGCAGCCATGCCGATAACGTCACCTGATTTTTTTGCAGAAAATATTGGGTGAAAAACATGCAAATTGGCTACGTAAGGGTGTCAACAAATGACCAAAATACGGATCTCCAGCGACAAGCTCTCGAACGCGCAGGATGTGAACAGGTTTTTGAGGAAAAAATGAGCGGGACGGTAGCGAACCGGCCAGCGCTTAAAAAGCTTCTGCGAACTCTGAATGAGGGCGATACGCTGGTAGTGTGGAAGCTGGATCGCCTCGGGCGAAGCATGCGAAATTTAGTTCTGCTGGTGGACGAACTCCGGCAGCGCGGCATCCACTTCAAAAGTCTTACGGATAGCATCGACACTTCCAGCCCAATGGGGCGTTTCATATTCCACATTATGTCAGCACTGGCTGAAATGGAGAGGGAGTTAATCGTGGAACGCACCCGGGCAGGACTGGCGGCAGCCCGGGAGAAAGGGCGCATAGGCGGAAGACGGCCGAAGTTAACTCCTGAGCAATGGGCGCAGGCGGGGCGTCTGATTGCAAACGGGGAGGACAGGAAGCAGGTAGCGATTATTTACGACGTTGCGGTGTGCACTCTGTATAAAAAGTTTCCGGCCAGATAGCATAAAGAAAACGCCATCCCATAATATGGAATGGCGAGTTTTCATTATCTCTTGCTGTAAGCAGTGTAAAGAGCTACAACTCCGTTAACGATGACTTCAACATTAACAAAATGCCTTGAAAGTATTTTTCTCAATTCATCCTCAGAGTCATGGGTATTTGAAAAGATACCTTTTCGGTTGTAAACAGTCATTAGCTTCTTTCCAAAAGCATTATGTATTACTCCATCACCCAGGATGGTTGCACCATAAAGAACGCCATCTTTAGTCAAAGCCATTTTGGCGTTTTCAATGACGGTGCCTTTGTCTGACATACTTCCTGGAAGGCAATGAAGAAGATAAAACATGGATATAGAATCAAATTTATCACGGAGTGATTCAGGATAACATTCAAAAACATCGTGTATAATTTTACTCTGGATTCTCGCTTCTCCAACCTTTGCTGATGCAGCGCTCAGGCTGGCAGAATTTAGATCCATAAGAGAAATGTTGCAGTTAGCGGGGATACTTGTGAGGTAATATCCGGTCCCAACTCCGATATCAAGATGGTTCAAACTTAAATGTTGTAAAAAGTGAGGAAGCAGGTACTTCTTTGTCGGGCAACGCCATGCATAATTATTGGAAATGCTGAGAACCCACCAGTCATAAAGATTCAGCGTAAATGGCGTGTAGACTTTAGCCCCTTCATTAGTTTTTTTATTCATTAATTTTGCCTTGTAACAGTTTGCAGAGTGAATTAAATCAATAATTCTTAACAATTACAAGGAAATAAGGGCCGCAAGACACCATACTGAGACGTTGGTACACTGCGGCATATAGATTTAATTGCAGCGCCACGCGCTACCGGTGATAACAACGTTAGTTTCTTGTGAACCGCCACCGTTACCATCGTAGTAACCGCTGTTACCAGCCCGGTTAGTTATAAGGGAAACTGTGTTTCCACCTAACTTTGCCGTATTATTGCGTAGTGAATTTAAAGCGCCAGTTTCCAGATTGGCATTTGAAGTCCAGCCACCGGTGAGAAAATTACCTTGCTCACCTGTAACTGTCCCGAGGAAAGTGCAATCACCTTTTGGATCGCCGTTAGTAACACGCACAGATTGCGCCCTTGAATCGAGCTGATTAGCGCTGCAAGCAGTTAACAGCAATGGGATGATAAACGCTATTTTCTTCATGAAACTACTCTATACAGGTAAAGGATAATGGTACGCAGTATATTAAACGGTTTACTTCAACGGTCGCTCAATAATCAACTAAAAGTTGATGGACTCTGAAATTATCAAATGCCATACCACGATCTGTGCAACAGTGTGGCGTGGTTGACTGGTGGTTGTTCATGCCCGTGCAGCCAGCGAGCATAGTGGAGATACGCTTAAAGACCAACCTGACGAACTGTGGGCGAATCGGATACCAGCCACATGTCGGATTGATCAAACATCTCCTCCAGCATGCGGTTAAGCCGCTCCTTTTCGGTTTTTGCGCAGTTGTTATTCAATGCGTTCGCCTGCATTGGCTTAACTGTCTCTTCTGCGTGAGGGAAAATCTGGTGCACCCGCTTCGTCAACTCAGACAGAATAATCTCTCTGACTCCCATCAACCCATTGATGTTACGTTTGTCATAAACAAGTTCAACAAACATCCTTAACTCCTTATGAATGTGTATGGCGTGCTTGAAACAGAAATATAAAAACACCACTGTATATACATACAGTAAATAAATGCTTATGGAGTGTAACTATGCCACGCACAGCAGACATCCATGCCGCGTTTGTTGCGGCTATAGAGTTAAACCCTAAGGGCTACCGTTACCTAAGGACTGACACTTTTATTAAGAGACTGAGGGGCTTTAACTGGCATTTTACCCGGGCCGATGCAAATTCGTGGATAGAGCGCAACCAGCCAGGCTTCGCTGACAAGACGAATGACGGTAGCGACAACCGTTACTGGATCCTGCGCAACATGGGTAGAATTCACTGATGGGATTTCCTTCACCAGCTACGGACTACGTTGAGCGCCAGCTCACTCCCGAAGTATTGTGCAACATGGGTGCCGAGAGCAGGGTGCTCGAAACTGATTTGGGGTTTGCGGTTATCGAACCTGTAGTGAAGAAGACACCTGGAGATGTGTTGTTAATTCTTTGCGATGGCCACACACAATTTGCCAAGCTGATGGGGAGAGCTCTCATAACTGATGATGGAGAGGCGATTGAAGGTGCAGCGCTGGAGGAGATTGAAGTGCTGGGCCGGGTGACGTTCTTCATCAACCGTGCAATAGACGATGGACTACCGATATGAATAATCAGCTCACGAAATCGGCTCGATTAGTTCCGGCCCCTGATTCTTCACATTCCCACTGCGCGAGTAACGGCGTGCCAGATAAACTTGTCGGCGGGCACTGCACCGTCGGCAATTATCTCTTCTGCTTCTTTCCCGCCTATATCCTGGCGCATCCACTCCCGGGCTTCTTCTGGTGACAAAACAAGGGGCCGGCGGTCGTGAATGTCGACCAGACCTTTTTCCGCTGCCGATGTCACAATGAGAAAACCTTCTGCATCATCGCCACGCTCAAACGGTGTGCTGCCGATCGCCGCCATAAAAATCGGTTGGTCGTCGGCGCGGTGTATGAAGTAGGGCTGTTTCTTGTCGCCTTCCTATTACCATTCGAACCATCCATCCACAAAGCAGAACGCCCGGCCGTTCTGCCACAGCGCGGAAGCCGCCGTTTCGACGCGCGCATTAATCAGAGGCTATTTATCCGCGTATCCTGGCGCGTATGACCATAGGACCTGATCAAGATGCAGTTGTTCATCGCGTTCGCTCAATAGTAAAACTTTGGTTCCAGGCGCAACACTGTAACGTTCGATCGGTTTCCAAGAGGGTCTTCTTCGCCGAAGTAAGCAAGGCAGTCTGCTCGACGCTCGACTTGGGCAAAAAGTCGATACATTTTGACCTCTATTCACAGCTACGAGTCAAGTGTAGGAACGAATGTAAGTATTAATCAAATGCATCAGGGTAATGATTCGAGGGCAATGTTCTACTTATAACTGATTTTGGAATGGAAAAACTGGCTACTTTAAGGTACTATGATCACATCTAAGCCGTAAAAATCGGTTTTTTTTGGAAAAAAAGGCGTTTAAAAGGATCTGCATATGATACTGTCCTTATCGATCGAAAACTTTAGGTCGTTCAAAGACCGCAGCACTCTCACTTTTGAGGCTTCAGGCAACAAAGACCATAATTCTTCACATGTATATACGAGCACAAATGGGTTACAAGTAGTTAAGAGTGCAGGGTTGTATGGCGCAAATGCCTCCGGTAAGTCAAATATATTGCTAGCATTTGAAGCAATTAAATATCTTGTATCTGCAAGCGGCTCGCTGAAAGAAGGAGCCAACATTGCTTGTTACGAGCCATATAAATTGTGTGAAGATACTAAAAATGCGCCAGTTAAATTTGAAATTGAATTTCTTAATAGAAAAAACGTCAAATATATATATAAAATTTCATTTATCTCGAATGAAATTTTGGACGAGTCTTTAGATTTTTATCCTTCTCGGGCCAAGGCAAATATTTTTAATAGACAGCAAGGTCAAACATGGGAAGAGATTAAGTTTGGCGCCCACTATAAAGGCTCAAGCAGAAGGATTCCTTTCTTTGCAAATAACTCTTATTTGTCAAAGGCAGGAAATAATGCTGCTGCATCAGACTTAATGAAAGAGATATATAAATACTTCGATCAGGAAATTTGTTATATACCAACATTCCAGCAATTGATCTTATCTTCTAAAAATGAAGACGCGCAAGAAATTTTTTCTCGCGCAGCAAATATATTGAAATATGTTGATACGGGAATAACCGCTGCAAAAATAGTTGAGCGAGATGTAAAGTTACCTGAATATATGACCTCTTTCCCTGAAGAGATTAAACAGCAATTTATAGATTCTCAAAAAGATCAAATATATTTCACGCATATAGGTGAGTCTGGAGTGGAAGAGGTCTTTGAAGATAAGTATGAATCAGATGGAACACTCAAAATTTTTAATATGCTACCGCTTCTGTTGAGTGCTTTTGCTTCTCGAATGGTGTTTGTAATAGATGAATTAGATAATGGATTACATGCCCACATGGCTGATTTTGTAATAAGATTATTTAATGATAAAACTATTAACAAAGTAGGCTCTCAATTAATATTTACTACTCATAATCTAAGTATAATGACCCACGAGAAAATGCGTCGCGATCAGATCTGGTTTGTTAAAAAAGAAAACGGTTCTTCCAGATGCTATTCTCTCGATGATTTTGATAAAAAAAGAGTTACACCAACTTCACCATTCGGGACTTGGTATGATGAAGGGCGGTTCGGCGGAGTCCCCGTAATAAACTATAGCAGAATCAAGAGATTAATAATTGGTTATAATGAATTACATGAAAAAGAAAAGTCTAGAACAAAAATAAAAGACAATATTGAGAATGAAAATTTAAATTCAAGAACAAAAAAGGATTGAGTTATGGCAAAGGCTAACATTAAAGTAGACAATAAAATGTATATTTTCTGCGAAGGTGAAAAAACTGAGCCATACTATTTGTCTTCATATATTGAAGACAAGGTAAGTCATAAAACTAAAGTCATAAATATTCCTAACACTCGAAAGAACACCCCGTTGCAATTGGTAGATGAGGCAATAAACAAGAAATCAAGTAAAGGTTCAATTCCAGGGGATGAGTTTTGGGTTGTTTATGATCGTGAGTCTGTAGCAAAAATCACCAAAGAAAAACATGCTGAAGCATGGAATAAAGCAAAAAAACATGGCATAAATATTGCTATGTCTAATGTTTGTTTTGAGTTTTGGATATTGTTACATTTTGAATATACATGTTCAAGCTATACATCTTTTTCAGATTTGTATTCGAAATCCAATTTAAAGAGCCATTTAAAGGCTCAAAGCGTTTCTAAATATGATAAGGGTGACGATGAGTTGTATTTTATTATTTGTGATAAAATAGGAACAGCTCGTAAAAATGCTGCAAAGGTTAATGCACAAATATTGTCAACTGCCCCAGCAGGTGTAACATACCCATATGAGTTATTTCCGTATACTAACGTTCATGAACTTCTCGATAGTATAGATGCATTTTGATATATATACATGGGTGAAAATATCACCCATGATAAGCTTTCAAAATTAAATTGAGATTAAGAGTTGGCTTTTCTTATCTCATTGGCATCATACTATTGAAATGGTGCTCTGCTTTGTATTACCCCAAAGCGCTATTAAGCTGAAGACACTTTATTCGACTTTGTAAATTTTGTAGATATAATATTATTTTTGTTTTTATTGTTTTACAAAATACATACGTGGCCTTCATTACAGGAAAAGCTTGAAAGTATACAGTAGGTCAATCGCCTGGCTCGTGGCGATGTAATTAACTAAAGATAATCAGGCTATGAATGAATTTTTCCTAGCATAACACCATACGAACCGCACCAATACTGGTGTTAACTAACGTATAAACTTAGTAAAATAACTTAACCTTTTGAAAAGTAGAGATGAAATAGGTATTTATAATCCCTCGACATTCGCGCTGTATGGGTTTAAGTCCCACTCCGACCACCATGGGGAAACAAAAAATAATCAAAGCAATAAGCAGTGTCGTGAAACCACCGAAAGGCGGTTTTTTTGAGCCTGAAATATCCTTCACCACCCATGGATTACGTTGATCGCTACTTTACTCCCGAAGGAGTATGCAACATGGATGCCGATAGCAGGGTGCTAGAAACAGTTTGGGGGTTCGCAGTTAACCTGTAACAAAGAAAACACCGAGAGATATATTGTGATTCTGTACGACGGCCACTCACAGTTTGCCAAGTAATGGGTCGGTCTCTCATGACAGACGATGATGAGGCAATAGAGGGGACCGCTCTGGAAGAGGTGGGCAGAATGAAGTACTTCATCAAATGGGCATTAGACGATGATTGACCTAGAATATAGGTAGAGTTTCACCATGCGTCATTGAAGGCAAAAAAACCAGCCATAGCGGCTGGTTTTTTTGTATGGTTTTGGTCGGCACGATAGAATTTTAATCTCTACTGCACAACACTCATTTGTCGGTGATCGGACCAAAAAAGTTTCGCCATTGTGATTATTTGTTAACCGTATGTAGTTGATTCAATTGATCATTAAAATTTAAATTAATGGTGAAAATTACACATATATATCTGATTGCTATGGATAACACGCGTGATTTAAAATCCCTCGGCGTTCGCGCTGTGTGGGTTCAAGTCCCACTCCGGCTACCATGGGAAAAAGCAGAATAATCAAAGCAATAAGCAGTGTCG